TCCGATCCGATACGAGCGGACCAGGAGTCGGTTGTGACGGCCGGGGCGTTCGTGATCAACATGTCGAGGATTTCGAGGTCGATTTCCATCGAAACGTACTCCGAAAGGAGAGCGGTTAGCTCAGCCTCGGCGTCGATGGAGTGATAGGCGTTCAAGTCCTGAGCAAGCTCAGGAGTCCAAACAGCCTTGAGCTTACGAGTCTTGGCGACGATAGCCTCGCTCTTGAGCTCCAAGTTGACTTCGGGGATACCGATGTCGGCGTTAAGGCCCTGCGGAGCGATTGGGGTGCCCTTGTCTTCGAAGTCACCGCGGGTAGAGTCAGCCGGCTGAACGTGGTAGGCCACATTAACAGTCGCGGGAACCGCGGAGGCGGACACGGCGAAGGTAACGGTATTGCCAACGGTGCGGGTGAAGGCTGGATAGAAATCAACGATACCGGAACCGGAAATCGTAAAGGCGCGGACGCCGTTATGATCGAAGGTAGTACCGAGGTCGACTGTTACCAACTTGATCTCGTTTGCTGCAACCGAGGCTGAAAGCTCCGGTGTGAAGTTTGCGTCGATCCATGAACCAGATGCAGCGGACGTTGTAACGCCGGTAGCGGTCTGATCATTGATGGTATATCCGAACCGTCCCTGGCCATAGAGACCATTGACGGCGGCATCGGTCGAGCCCAACTTGGTGCTGGTTCCGCCGAACAATGACTGATTCGCGAATGCCGGCTTACCAGCCTGATCGGAACCATACTTAAAGTCCAGATAAAATACGAGGCCGGACGGGAGGTTCATCGGCTGAACCGAAACGAACTCCTTGGCCGCGATCTCAGCGAACACACGACGGACCAACGGAAGAGCCACGCCCGCCCACTGTTCCGAGTTAGCGGAAGTGCCGGTACGAGTCGCCTCGTCGATCAATTGCTTGGCCTGATTTTCGAGAAGGATGGACATGTGGGACTTTTCCATGTCGGTCTTGATTCCTTCGAGAAGGCCGGTCTTATCCCATTTCGTGACGAGGCCGCGGGTCTGAGCCATGAGCTGAGCCATCGGGTTCATCGTCTCGGTGAGTAGTGATTTAACATTAGACATATACTGAATTCTCCTTTAGAGATGTTTGACTGCGTTGTTGATTACTTCTTGATGCCCGCGAGTTTCTGGAAACGGGATGCCATTTCGGCACCTTCCGTAAGAACCTCCGGCGTCTTACTCGGTTTAGTCGAAGCGACAACCTTGGAAGCCAAACCTTCGGTGATAGTCCTGAGGGTAGTCTTCGCGGCTGGTTTTACAACCGTCGAAGTCGCCTTCCTGGCACCGAAATTAAGGGATTCGGCCAAAGTCGTGTAAACGATCTTCGCCTCACGAACCGATTTCGTAAGGTCGAAGGATTCGATAACTTTGATCTTCTGCTCCTTCGTCAAGTTCGACGCCTTAAACAGGCGATTCGTATAGAGCAACTTGGCGTTTAGGAGATTTACTTCATTGATGCGGGACCGCAAAAACTCTACAGCCTTGCGGTATTCTGATAGTTCCGCCTTCAAATTCTTATTTTCCTTGAGGAAGTCGGGCTTCTTGTCGTCCTTGTCCTCCTCGGTCTCTTCTGCCTCATCATCCTCGCACTCGCTATCGTCTTCCGATAGGAGTTCGTCGAGATCGATTTCCGTTTCATCGGCAGCTTCCTTGGTGATCGAACCCGCTTGCGGGTCATCGTATCCCTGTGTGGTTGCTGGATCAGTCGGAACTTCGTTGGTGGCATCATCTGTTGATTCGCCAGCCACCGAGCTTACTTCGGATTCGAGTTCCTTGAGAATTTCATCGAGCGACTGCTCACTGATTTCGTCATCGTTTTCTTCGAGGACTTTTCCGGTCTGATCCTTATCAGCCTTACCAGGTCCAGCGGAGAGTTCCTTGGATGCGCCTTGCGGATCATCACTGATGGAAGCGACGTCACGTTTGACGGTCTTCTTGCCACTGGTCTTTTCCTTCGGATCGCCGGCGGTGACATTCTTATCAGCTTTACCAGGTCCAGAAGAGAGTTCCTTGGATGCGCCTTGCGGGTCATCCGTCTTTACACCGGTCGTCGTCTTCTTGTAATTGGAATCGTCGGCTTCGGTCAGTTCATCGGTCTGATCAACGGGATCAGGATGACCAGCGCCCAAGCTGAGTTCTTCGATTTCATCTTCATTGTCGCCATCGGCAGGAGTCTCGGTCGGTTCAGCTTCAGGAGTGAAACCAGCTTCAGTATCGGTTTCTCCGCCGATACCATCGATTGGTAGATCAGCTTCAGGAGCCTGCTCGCCCTCAGGGGCCGGTGTTTCGATAGGTGCCTCATCGGCAACTGGAGCAGCGTCAGCAACCGGAACTTCGTCGGTCACGTCTTCGTCTTCTCCCTCAACCTCTTGCTGCAACTTGGTAGCCAGCATTGACTGAAGCTTCGGCGCGAATGCTTCCTCAAGGGCGGCTTTTGCGTTGGCCAATGCAGTTGCCCTAACGGCTTTAGCATCGGCGATGGCTTGCTTTAATAGTTCAGATGACATATATAACTTTTCCTTTGTATTGGTTCTGAAACTATTAAAGTTCCAATGAGGTGCGAATATATCGGATCAAATAATGATCCATTTTTACATAAATAGTGATAATTTGATTGATTTCTCAAAAAATCGAAAATAAGATAATAGTTATACGCCAAGGACGTACATGAGCAAGCATATGAAATCGAAAAAATGTAAAATGTGTGGTACTGAGTTTTATAGTGAAAATGCAAAAAAAATGTTTTGCTCCAATGATTGTGTATCCGCGCATAAATCGTCGCCGGAATATAAAGCCAATCTTGTTGCAAAACAGAAAGCAACATTTCTAAAAAAGTATGGCGTGGATAATCCAGCCAAGTCAGATATCGTGAAGAAAAAGACGGCCGATACTGTACTGAAAAGGTATGGCGCAATATCACCCACACTAAATCCAACGGTTCGGAAAAAGCAAATTGATACATGCCGGGAACGATACGGTGCGGACACGCCCCTCCAAAGCGAGTCCGTATTGCATACAATACATGAATCTATTCTGAAAAATTTAGGAGTTGATACACCATTCGCATCGGCTGAAATACAATACCGTGCGAATAATACAAAGTTGCAACGGTATGACGATGCATTCTATAACAACGACGATAAACGAAAACGTACGTGTATGGAAAAATATGGAGTTGATAATCCATCCACGCTGGAATCTGTGAAGGCTGTGGCGAGAGCAACATGCCAAAAAAAGTATGGTGCCAGTAGTTCGATTGGAAATCCGACCATTAAAGCAAAAGCTATCGATACTATTCGGAAAAATTATGGTGTGGATAACCCAATGCAATCGGCTGAAATCCGCGACCGTGTTATACAAACTAATCGTGATCGTTATGGGGTAGATTACGCAATACAATCGGAATCGTCGCAACTAAAGCGAATGCAAACATGCAGAGAAACGTATTACAATGAACTGCAATCAAGGTTTTCGGACATTGTGGAGTTGCAGTTTTCCAAAGAAGAGTACTCGGGCGGAATAGATTGGTCCAAAAAATATCCATTTAAGTGCGTGAAATGCAATACATGCTTCGATGATACTGTAGTTAGTAGTCATATACCCAGATGCCCCAAATGCTATCCACTGCACGCCGGAACATCCAAAATCGAAGGCCAACTACACGACTTGATTAAACAACTATACACCGGGCCAATAATTCATCGCGATAAATCGGTAATTGGGAAATTGGAAGTCGATTTTTATCTGCCCGAAAGGAACTTGGCAATCGAACTGGATGGATTGTATTGGCATTCCGAGATTTCCGGTAAAAAGAACAAGCGATACCATATAAATAAAACCGAAAAATGCGAAGTTGCCGGTGTTCATCTTATTCACATTTTCGAGGACGAGTTCATATCGAAACGTCAGATCGTCGAACGAAAGCTTGCGCACTTACTTGGAAATGATGCATCGGAAAAAATATACGCCAGAAAATGTACGATCTCGGAAATATCAGCCATCGAATCCAACGGCTTTTTAACCCGATACCACATGCAGGGAAAAGATAAAAGCTCCGTTCGGTTTGGCGCATATTTTAATGGAGAACTTGTATCCGTTATGACGTTTGGGCCCCGGCGGCGAGCATTGGGGTTTCATAAATCCGGCCAAAATCAATACGAAATGTATCGTTTTTGCGTCAAGGGAAATGTTGTCGGAATATTGGGAAAACTTCTCAACGCGTTCGTCCTAAAATACAATCCAACTAATATAATTACGTATGCCGATCGACGATATAGCTCGATACTAAAACTGGGATATGAGACGGTTGGATTTAAGGTCGTCAAAACAACAGAACCAAACTACTGGTACACAAAAGACTACACCAATCGAGAATATAGATACAAGTATCGAAAATCGGAAATAAAAAAACTGCTGCCAATATTTGATGCGAATTCCACGGAGTGGCAGAATATGAAAAATAACGGATTTGACCGTATTTGGGATTGCGGAAGTGTTAGGTTGGAATGGACCAATAGTGTTGCGGCATAAAAAAGGCCGAGTCAATGACTCGGCCGATAAAATGCAACGGATAATTATCCGATCAACTGATTAGTTCTTTGGATTGGACTGATCCGATGTTGTATTTTCAGGCGGCAGATCCTTTATATTAAAATATCTCTGGAGCACATTTCCGGCGTCCTCAAAAATAGCTTCCATTCGCTGCTGAATGATTGTTCCTTCACGTGCCAATTTCGCGAACTCCCCGGAATGTCGTTTGAGTTCTTTGATGTTGCGGCCGACGGTGTTCTTATCGAACCAGTCTTCGGTCTCGTTCATCGTGAATCGGTCAGCTGCGTCGGCAATGTTTCCCAATGTCTCGGCGATTTCCATCAAATTATGCTGACGACGGAGATGATTGCCGTATTCGTTGTATCGTCCGATCATTTCGAGGGCGGCCCTTTTTTCTTCAGTTGTCCATTCCTTCTGCTTGGACATTTGTCCGAAGCCTTCGATCAATGCTTTGAGTTTGAGTGGTGTAGCCATAAAATGTTTTATCCTTCGGTTGGTTCTTGTTTACCCGATGCGGACAGACTCTTGACGGAATCAAGGAACTCTACCATTCCGGGAATGTTCTTGTAGGGGATCATATCATCCGAGAAAATCTGATAGTCTTCGGGATTAGTAATCTTGAGTTTATTGACGAACTCACTAGCGAGAGCATCCATGGTGTTCGTCTGAAATGCGTGATTAACCAGTTTGCCCAGTAGAAAACTTACACCGGAAGGTGAATTCAGCTTTACATACGCATTTTGCTCAATGTCTTGCTCGGCCTGATCCTTCTCAGCCTTGGCTTTTTCGAGTTCAGCCTTGGCCTTCTCAGCATCTTCTTTTGCGGAAGCGGCATCTTCAGCGTCTGCATCATTCGGAGCTTTATCTTCACTGGCCGGTACCTCATCTTCAGGTGTAGCCGTGGCCTTGGGTGCGCCCTTTATTGGAGTGGATTGAGTTTCAGGTTTTGGTTTCGCCGATTCAGGAGCGGCACCATTGGCTGGAAGATCGTCGTTGGTATCCTCGGGTTTCTCGTCAGTCTCGGGCGTAGCTTCACGAACCTTATGCTTACGAGATTCGCTTACGACGCCCCAGTTAAGATTGCTGCGGCCTTGATCGGCGTGTCCGCCAATCTCTTTGAGGATTTGCTGTAAAATAGGATTTGGAGTCGCCATGATGTGTATAAATATAACGGTTACTTGGAAAAGTCGTTCTCTTTGAGAACCTCTTGCACAATAGATCGGATGATTTCTTTTAGTTTCGACGCCTTCTCTTCCGTCATTCCCAATGTCTCGGATGTACCTTCGCCCACTTTGGTAAAATGCTTGATCTTTTCACGTGGAACGGACGCCTTGATTTTCGCAGCGCCGGTTCCCGGCGTTGGATTGCCGAGAGCTGCACGAAACAACCGAGCCTGTTTTTCACTTTGTGCTGGCATAAAGTTTATCAGCGAATTTCCGTAAGGATGTCCCGCATGATGGTCTCAATCTGAAGATACTTATCAAGAGATTTGCGATCAGCGACGATCGGCTGATTAGCGCCCTCCTTTATGATACCTTCGGTCATGTTCATGTAAGCCCCACGTGTAGATGGACTGGACACGAGATCGAAGCAAAGAAGCTCGAAGTCATCCTGCACTTCGACGGTATTCTCGTTGATCGGTAGAACTGAACCCAGTCCTCGGCTTGAGATTCCGAGTCGAACGTTGTTCTTGATGAGCTCTCGGGCAATGTTGCCGTTTGGTGTAGTCAAAATCTCAATAGTTCCAACAAGATCGTTTCCGTTCCAGGAAATCTCACAAACGTTATGTGATACGTTTTTGAGATTGATCTGGGAAGAGTCGGGATGATCCAGTTCCCCGAGCGCACGTCGTTCCTTGATGACTTCCTCGTATTTCTTAGCCTCACGTTGCAATACGGTCATTGGATATATACGACCGTTAAAGTTCTTCTGCCCAGCACGTTGTAATATACCACGCAGCCGAAGTGGCATGTTTGGATTAGCTGAACGCGCTTCGGTGAGAACCTGCGGCGTGATCTCGAACGGAATGTAATCAACTAGGAGTTGTTTGCTCATTTGGATGAAAGTGTGTTCGGGCCGCCTGCAGCGATGCCCATATTTTGCGGCGCGGCCATTCCAGTTACCATACGTGGGCCGCCGGGAGATGCCGATCCCTTACCGGATACCGGCGGCTCGGATTTTTGATTTCCGGGTTGGTTTGCGGCCGGCGTACTTACCGACGTATCACCAATGACCTTGATCTTAAAAGCTGTATTGACGTAGTAGTCCTTTCCATTCATGTCTTTTAGGATGATGTAGTATTCATCTTTGAGATATGAGATGGAAACCGCCTTCACATCGATCACGTAGTCCTGCTCAGCCTGCCCCATTGCGCCCTTGGACGCACGTACAGCGACCTTTTTCTTACCAACGTTCTTGATCAATGTAGCCTCAAGCTGCTTTTTCGCGGCTTCGGTCTGCTTATCTATGGTTCGCTCGAAGTTTTGGAAGTCGGCGAGGACATCATAAAACTTTGCGGCCGGTTTCGGAGCCGGTTGAGTTCCGCCTATTGGCGCATCTTCTTTGAGGATTTGACTGACGATTTTGCGTAGATCCATATATTACTTTCTTAGACGATTTACTCGACGGGCAATCTCCTTGAGACGTTGATGAATCTTGGATACATCAACAGCGGTTCTCTTCCAAAGCTGATCGTTGGAAGTGCCTGACTCCGTTTTCAGTCTCTCGCAGAGACCGACCAAAAATTCCACCTCACGAAGCATTGAGTGTGCTTCCTTGATGCCATATGATACCTTCGCGTGAGTCTTCATCACGTCACTATCCCGGTAGTTGAGATATCGGCCACGAGCTTCGCCGAGAGATCGACGAACGAGTAGTTCTTCCTCGGGCTTGTCATCGGATTCATCACTTTCACCGACGACTTTTCCACCGGGCATCGAACGGGCTGCAATTTTCTTCTTGCGAGACGCATCACCCGATCCGCCTTGGAAAGCGTTAGGTGTCTGATAACCAGCAACGGCACCCGTTCCAGTCATCTCATCGAGGACTTCATCAATTATCTCACGAAGAATTGTATTGAGTTTGTTGCGGCGTGATTCATTCACGGGTGAACGAAGTTTGGTTACCGTAATTTCATGTGAATAAAAATCACCTAGGCCGCCTGAATCCAATTGCAAATGAACGTTTCCATTGGACAAAAATACCTGTGTTCCGTCATCACATGTAATTTTGTTTTCCGAAACACCAACCATATCCAAAAAAGCTTGCATCGACTGAATATTGTCCAATTCTTCGTCGGTGTGAAAGTAATACGATTTCTCTCCGCTTTGAAATAATTCATCGGGATTGTCCGGAACGAATGTGTATGAATTGTTTATCATTTCAGATTCTTAAGCTCCTTTATGAGTTCGTACGCCAACATGAGAGCCATGATCTGATTCTCTTTGACCAACGTTCCCTTGGAAATATTGCTTATCTGCGTAATTGTCTCCTCAAGCTTGATGCGGACAACGTCATTATCAGATACCTTTGACTTGAGTTCCATCAATTGTTGTTTGACAATCGGTATTTCCTGTCCGATGTATTGACGGAGTGAATTTGTATTGCTGATGTTGTTGATAAACTCACGGATCAGCACTTTCTGTTTATCATCTAGGCCAGCATACTTCTCATTAAATGAGTCCACCAGTAGTTTGTATGCCAACAATCGTACTTCCTCGTTCTGTTGTTGATACACCGCGATCAAATCACGTTTCTCATCCTCGGAAATAAGTCGAGTTGGCGTAGCGGCTGACGCCATATGCTCAACAATACAACTACGAGCCTTAAATAAATCACGAGGATCGCATGCAACATCATTTACCGATTCTTCGAAAATCTTATACACCGACGCTAGAAGTTTGTAATTAGGAATGTTGCCTTTCAGAAAGTCGTCAATTGGATACCGATCCTTGATTTCCTTGATCAGCTCGTATTTCTGCTGATTAAGCAATTTCTCCGATAGTTTTCGGCGAGTACGAATTACCGACTCGACCAATCTATCCGCGGATGAGTTGTCCTTGACCTTCTCTTCGACCACGATTCGATATAGTCGATTTTCCCGTCCCAACTCCGTCGATTCGGAGAAGTATTTTCGGAGGATATGATTCGCTTTGGAGTCATCTGACCCGTTTAGAATATCGGCTGTTACCTGACGAACTAATAGTTCGAACAAAATGCCGGTATTGCGATACTTGGAGTGGCTCAATTTCTTCATCGATGATTATAAATATGTTGATGAGGTGGAAAAGATGTAAATTATTGACGAGTCTCGTCATCACTTAAAACGTTTGACTCATCCAACATTGACTTGGATTCCGTGATGACGTTCTTTCCATTTTTCATCTGAATCCGTGCAGCGAGTGTCTTTTTGATACTTTTAAGGTCTTCTTCCATTGCCCGTGGTGAAATCAGTTTCCGCTCATTCACCCGTAGTGGATTTGCCAACTTGTTGGTTCGAATTGGTCGGTCACGTTCCTTGCGGTGGATTTCCTTGGTTCCAAGAGGATCTTCGCCAAAAGGATAATCGTCGGAGTCTTTCAGACCCGTTTGATCACGTTCCTTGTCTTCCTCGACTACACTGCCAGTAGTAGATGCATCGATTTCCTTTAGATCGGGGAGATCGGGAAGGTCTTCACCCGGTCCGGTGCTCGGCGATTCATCCGATACGGAAGTATCCGATTCACCTCCGATGCCGCTTAGCTCGCCGTCAGCGCCCGCGGATTGTTTGCTTGTTTTGGGATCATTGCCTTCCTTCTCAATCTGATCGAGTCTCCAGGCGTCCTTACCGTCGGATATGACTTCTTTTCTAATCGATTCGGCATCATCATCCGACAATTTCCAAAGATTACTATAAAGCCATTTCTTGCTAAAGCATTTCGACTCCATCATATCGTTTGCAAGATTGATCTTGTCTTGCCAAATCTGGATTTTCTCCTGCTCGAAAACGGTGGAAGGGTTGCTCAAGCTCAACTCGAAATCAACCAATGACGCGTCTTTATATCCCTGAACATACAAATGAACGATTGCAATCTTCGTGAGTTCCGACACGATAATTCGCTGCATGCGGCCAATTGTTCGAGCGAATCGAACATCTTCAGCTGCCAATGTAGCTTTTCCGGAATTATGAACAAATACTCCAGCGGATGTCGCGAAGTTGTGATATGTTTTTACCGTAAGATCGCACGTGTCACGTCGATTATTGAGAAACTCAACTCGTGCAACTTTGTGATTTTTTGGATTGGAAAATTGTTCCGCAAAGTCGTCTATTGACGAATAACCGGTTTGATAAATCAACTTATGTACATATTTTCGATTGCACCCAAATGTTTCTGCCACATCGGCTGTTTGATATTTTCCGATCTTATTGCAGTGGATTACGATTTGATCGATGGTTGGAAGATCGAACAAAAAGCCCCTAGCAATTCTCGCCGACTTCCACAACTTATCTCCTTTTTTATACTTCTTATTGTCATCGGTCAATTTTTGTCGCCTGTTCGGTGAAGATACCATCCAACCGTTCTTGCACGCTATTGACAACTCTTCGGTAGTCATCGTGTATTGAGCTAGATTTCCTTTGAGACGATCAATTTCGAATGGGTGAGTCGCAATGAACCGTTTCCGCTCAGCCGATTTCTTGTCACGAAACTCTTGAGTTTTTTTATACGCATTACATTCCGGCGAACATATCGTTTCGTAAGCGTGGTCGGCGTGAAGTTTCCAATGTGCCGACCGATCCATTCGATGGAGATTGTCCGGACGGTTGTTCTTCCGGTTAAAATCTGCATGGTGGATTACGTCATTTCTGCTACGCTTACCGTTGATTTGTTCATCAATTACACGATGCGTCCATTCCCACGAATTGGAACCTGGATTATACACTTTCTCATATCCAGACTTACCATACATCACTTCATCCTTGGTGTAGATTGGCATCAACGATTGGCCCGATTTTAGGTTTTGTGCCTCAACCCACGAACCATCGCGAGCCATGAAGTTGTGATCAGGAGTGCAATCAATATATTCACCGTTATCCAAATAAACACGTACAAGTTGAGCGTTCTTACGCGTCCATTGCGCCGATTCTACTTCTCCAGCGACAACATTATTAGTTGATGGATCAATGGAATAGACATAATTTTTCTTTCCGAGTTTATGATCATTGATTAGTTGTAAGATAGTCTTATGAGTACCATCCAACATGCGAATCTTGGTTTCGGGAACCAAACACAAGCCCTCCTCATAGCCTAAAAATGCTTTCGGAATCTTTAGCGCGGCCATCATCTTGTTGCGAAGGTATTCGATGTCCTCGGTTCCGGTGAACTCCATTCCGGGAAGTGTATCGATGCTAGTTCCACTGTCTCCACCACGAACGGGAAGAAAGAAATCTTCCGTCATATTGTTGAGGTTAAATCGGAGATTATAATCACCGGTTTTCTCGTCGATGTACGGAACTTTTTTGAGTTTCGTCATCATCTTTTCCATGAAGCCATCAATCTCACTCGGCGGAATGTTACCTACATCAACCTTAAAAATACGTTTTTCGGGAGCTCGCATGATGCGGTGGATTAACATGGCGTCCTCCATCAGGCTCAACTGCTTCCAAATACGTCGGGCTGGTTCGATCATCGAGTTGTGAACAATTATACCATTCGCAATAAAATTTGAGTTTTCAGACTCGACTTGTATATCAAACGTTTCAGCGTCCTCTCTACACTCAATACTCTTGATCGGCTCCAGAAAAAATTCATCGGATTGCAGAAAGTTATACTTATCCATCTGAGTCTTTAGATTGCCATCCAAATAATAATAAATCGAGTGAGATTCGGTTCGATTGCACTCGATTCCGCAAATTTCAACGATATCATTGAAAATTTTGGAATGCGGAATCGACGATTTAATATTGCTGAGTTGAACCAATCGTTTAATATCGTAAATCAAATCTTTGTTGCAAAGTTCGATTGCATAATGCTTGGCCCACGCATCGGTAAACTCCCAACCATCGGCATTGTAGAAACCATCTATAAATGACAATCTGATAGATTCTTCACTCTCAAACACCCACTGCGGAATTCTTTTTGTTCTAGCATTTTCACCGAACCCTAGATTTTTCAAAATTTCATAAAATCGTTTTGTATATACGGTAGCAGATCGAGATTTTCCAGTTTTTGAACCAACATGTGTGATGACGGCTTTCTTACCCGAATACTTTTCCAGCAGATTGATATATCGGTTATTTTGGGCTTCATCGGTTCCGAGGGCAAAACAGATACGGCAACCAGTATTATACTTTTTAACCCAACCATCTCCCAACATAAATCCAAAAAAGTTGGCAAACTCTTCATCGACGTATTCCGGAATATTATCCGACGATGGGACGAACGAACGTGAAGTAGTATCCGCACTCACATTTTTGTCGATATTAGTCTCTCGATTTTTCTTGTTTTTGTTGGACGAAATCAATACTAAATCGCCGACCTTGACATCTTCCGCCACTTTATACTCCATCTTTTTTGACGTTGGGTTAAACGTCAAAATTGGATGATTTTTACTACTATCAATGAAATTATGTTGAGTTCTAATTCGCAAAATTTCTTTGATACCCGACGACACGCGTCTAACTACCGACGTCAATTCCATTTTTCGAGTATTTGGATTGAACGACCAAACCGCATCTCCCGATTTGATATTCTTTATTTGGACTGACCCAAACTCAGTATCCACATATGTATCTCCAGCCAAGCATTTACCGTATGGCAAAAAATTACTATCTGACAATAGACGGAAATGCGCAATCTCGAAATTTTCATACTCCTGCCCGCCGCCGAGGCCATCGTGCTGATACTTTACATAGTTGAGATTATTGGGATCGGAACCCTCGATGCGGGTAAGTTCATACGCGGAGATCGGATGAACCATATAGACGCCGTATTCGGGTGAAATTTCCAACCGCAAGAATGCATCGCCATATTTTGATAGATTTCGAACCCACGAGCCAAGATTAAACTCAATGTTCAGAACGTCATAAAAGAGATTCTCCAATATCTTCTTGATCTGTTCATTTTCCGATTTGATGGCGAGAATATAACCAAACTCATTCGGAACCAGGCACTCATCGGCGTAGATGTCCAATGCCGACGCGATAATCGGGTCCATATCCATGACATCATAGTCACGAAACAACTCCAATCGAGCAGCGGCATACGCCATTGACATGTCTCGATTGTGGAGATTATAGGTTGAGCTATGAAGTCGGTTGTAACGGTCCCGGAGGCTGTTCTTGTCAGTCGCGTGCTGAATTTCATCGGTATCGATGACTTTCAGAGATTTGCCGCCCACATTTCGGACGACGACTTCGGTAGAAAATAGCCGCTTGAGTTTCTCAAAGAGTGTTTGATCGGACATATGTGTATATATACGGAACCGATGTATAAATATCGAACCAATACTATTTTCAGCGAAGGAGCCACTGCAAGTCCTCGGAGATGTTATTTCCGAGATTCATTTTCCAAGGATCGGCGTTAATACCGTATGGATTTGATCGCCCCGCTGAAAGGATTGGCATTTGATTGCACTTTTCCTGAGCGGATGATGCTCCCATCTTTGATAATATAGTTTTTGTCAATGAGTCGTTCTCCGTTCGAAGACGAAGAGCGGTGTCACGTATCCACGCGCCAATTCCCATTGCCATGACCAAATCGTCATTGTAACCGGACATTGCCTCCGCCTTGACGGTCGTTCCAGTATTTTTCCAGATGAACACCATTAACTCGCTGAGGAGTCGCTCGGAGTGCATGATCAGTAGTTTCTCTCGAATATAGCTTTCCAACTTCGAAATGATCAACGGCCGCGACTTCATCGTTGTGGTGAAACCAGGAACCAACTTCTTGTCTTGCGCGTTCAGCTTATTAGTCGTCTGCTGTTCAGCATCAACATACAGCAAGTCCATGTGGCTATAGAAAAGATTCGGATACGCAATGTCAATCAGCTCCTGCAAAACAGCCCATCCCATGTTGTTGTTTTCGACAACGATCAGTCCCATGTTATATTCGGTTCCGATAGCTGCCGCCAGACGTCCATATTCTTTGGTCGGAAGGTGACCCTTGTATTCTGCCACCTGTTCCAATGTCTCGATGTCGATTATTTGCAACGCTGAGAAGTCCGTGGAATCTCCGCGGCCGACATCGGCGGATAATAGGTAAGATCGGCCAGCCTCTGGATATTTCCATATCCAGAATCCATGATCGATACCACGCTTCTCAACAGGTTCTCGGATCATGTCCGTATTCTTGGAATACCACTCCAGCAACTGAATATCGACGACCGTGTTACCGGACGTGGCGAATTCGCAGTCACATTCCTGCGCTGCTCCCTTCGGTCCCAACAAC